TTTTAAATATCTCCCTTCACATATTTTTCCCAGCCATCATGTATGTACGAATTTCCACCAAGTATTTTTGTATAGTGGTCATATACTTCACTGGCTCTTTTCTTCTGTATCTCATCTTTTGGTATTCCATTTTTCGAATCTTCAATAAAATTTACTAGATAATTCATACATTGATTCTTATCTAATTTTCTTATATCTTCATTTACTTTATCTAGTTTTTCATTTATTGGCTCTAATGCTTCTTTAAACTTTTTATTTAAAGCATCATCTATTGGTTTCTTTGTTTGTTTTGTAAAATTAATAATAATCATTATTGAATTTAGCAATGTTGCTAATGCTAATATCATTCCTATTAATTCTTCCATTTCTTTCTCCTTTACATCGCTTTTATAATATAGTTTATAACTATATATGGTTGTAAGTTGTTGTGTGAATTTCCACTACCTGTATTTCCTACTGTACCACCTTGTGTTGTACTAGATGTGTTTCCAGAGTTTCCTCCTGTATTAAAAGCTCCACTATTAGCAGTTGATCCACTATTTCCTCCTGTAGTTGATGCGTTCGTAGTAACACTATGTGTATGAGCTCCTGCTGCAATTGCACCATCAGTATCTGTTCCATCGTAACTATCTCCCGAATCATTTCTTCTTAACATCATATATCCACCAGTGCTTTGGTTTACACCAGAGAATCCTTTGTATCTTACACTATGAGAGTGATTTCCTGCACTTGCAGCTGTACCTGATAATGCAGGTATGCTATGTGTATGTCCATTTAGTCCGTGTGAGTGAGCTCCAACAGAGTGAACGTGTCCATTTAATGTATGTGTATGTGCAGAACCTGTAAATCCGTGGTTATGTGATGGTAATTGTGCAGTTGTTAATGTATGTGTTTTAGCTCCACCTGTTTTTCCAAGTGTTGAAAATTCTGCATCACTCGAATCTTTACCTACTGGTATTCTAGTTTTTAAATTTGGAACATTAAAAGTTGAGCTTCCATTTCCGCTTCCATATGTAGTTCCTATTATTGCGAATAATTTGCTATATGTGGTTCTTGATACTGCTTGTCCATTACAAAGTAAATATTTATTTGGTATTGTGTCACTTGCGTATTGCAAGACACTTCCTATTGGTATTCCAGATGGTAGGACTTCTCCATCTACTTGTAATGTTCCTCCTAGGTTAGAATCATATTCCTGACCTATTGCCATTGCATTTCCATTATCTTCAAAATCCACTATTTTCTTACCATTTATGTATATACCTGATGCAGGAGATAGTTTGCCATCTACCTTTACATCTCCTTTTATTATTCCTCCAGATAAGTCCAATTTGTTTCCTGCAGTTTGCGATGTTTGTTTTAATTTGTCGATTAATGTCGTTCTTAAATTCCCACTTTTAAAATATATAAAGTTTTCATCTTTTAATGTTATTGCACTAATGTAGCTATCATATATATCATCTTCTGTTTTTATTCTTATCTTTCTTCCTATATGAAATTCTGTTACATCCATTAGCTTTGATGTCTTGGTTATCTTAAATTCTACAAGATGGTTGTATGTATTTCCTTTCATAACATTAAGTGCTTCTTGCCTTGCAGTTTCTATCGTATCTACACTTATGGTTTCTACTTTTCCGTTTACCCTTCCTGGATCATCTTTATTTTCGGTAGTGCTTCTATCTTCTTTTAAATATAAATTATATACGGAATTATCTTCTCGTATTAAAACTTGCACTTTTGCAGTTACATCTGATTCATAAACTTTATTGTAGTCTGTAACTTCTGGCAAAGTTGTATCTACCAATCTTGTTTCTTCACTATCTTTATTTTCTATTGTTATATTTAATTTGTTGTTTTCAAATTTAAAGGTTGTATAAATATTTTTGTATTGTCTGCAGTTTGTTAAAAAGGTATGGAAATTATACAAACCATTTTCTGCATTTGTTGATACCGATACTTTTGTGTTGGTTTTCCAGTAAATATTTATATAACCAACATTTATGTGTATGTCATCAGAGTTCACAAAGTTTTCTGATATTGTGTTGGCTATAAATTGTTCTATTGAATTACTGGTCATTGTTGCTGTATCTTTTTCAATTATTTTTCTGTCGAATATGTTTGAAATATCTCGGGCAGTTACTTGTGATACATTACTGCCCTTTTCTGTTTCTACATCATCTATTAAAAATAGGAATTGCTCATATAGTCCATTTACGACCATATAGTTTCCTTTCTTTAATCCTTCGCTTTTTATTAAGTTAAATGTACTTTTTCCATTTGTTTCTTCATCTATATTTATTTCATATTGAGATGGCTTTGTTATTGATAATATTTTCAAATCTTCTTTGCTTAATATGTATATCTCCAACTATATGCACCTCCTCCAAGTTCCATTTACTTTTATCCATCTTACACATCTTCTCCAAGTTCCACCTATTTTGACCCATTTCTTTGTTCTTTTCCAACTTGTACTTACTTTGATGTGTCCTGTTTTTTGATTTCCTGTTAATGTTATTACTATATCTTTTGTATGGTAATAGCTACTATTGTTACAAGTAGTTCTTAAATATATTCTTAATGTTACTGAATTATTTGTTCCCATCGCTTTGTATATTGCATCTAGTTCTGCATCTGTAAAAGTAAAGGTATAACTTGTTCCTGTTACTGCTCTGTATGATACAATTTCAGTCGATCCATCAGTTTTATATATTCCAAGTGCCATTGTACTTCCACTTGGATTTGCAAATGTTACCGCTTCATTATCTCCTAGATTTATATTTTGTCCTGTGCTTATTGTTGCTATCTGGTATGTCGTAACTGATATTGTGGCTGTTCCTGATTCTCCACTCGCAGATCCTACTTTATATACTTCTATTACATAAGTTGTATTTGGAGATAGTCCTGTAAAAGTTGCACTTGCTTGGTAGTTTCCATAGCTTCCATTTGATGTCTTTATTCTATATTGTGTGTTAGACACCGTTACATTACATCCTGATGTTACCGTTATTGTATTTATTGACCTACTTGATAATGAAATTGTTGGAGTTGTTTTTGCGTGTGTTGTTGCACTTGTGGTTGCATATCCAGCTTCTCCACTAGCTTGTCCTACTTGTTGTACTTGTATTGTATATGTTGTATTTGCAGATAAGCCTGTAAAAGTTGCACTTGTTTGCCAATTTCCATAGCTTCCACCTGACTTTGCTATTCTGTAATGTGTGCTTGATACTGCTACATTACAATTTGATGCTACTGTTATTGAACTTGATGTTCTACTTGACAGCCATACAGATGCTACTGTAGTTGCGTGTGTTGTCGCTGCTAGTGTAGAACTATCAGTAGTTAATTGGCTATCTTTTCTTCTTACTCTTGTTTTTATATTGTATGTTGTATTAGATGCTAGTCCTGTTATTGTATAACTTCCACTTGTTCCATCTGCTATATCTATTCCTGTCCAAGAAGCACCATTGTCTTTGCTATACCATATGTAATCTATTGTGTTATCAGAACTCCATCCTATTGTTAAGCTTGAACTTGTTCTGCTCGATAGCCATTGATTTGATGTAGCATATCTTGGTATGGTTGCAGGTGCTACTGTTACACTTGCAGAACCAGAAGTTAAAGAATAATCAGAAGTACCTGCTGTACAAGTGAAAGACCCTGACTTACTAGCTGAATATGTACCATCAGTATTATGTGTTACTGTAATTGTTCTTTCACCAAAATTCTGCCAAGTATTTGTATCTCTCATATCTACAGGTTTATTATCTTTTACTGTTGTTCCATCTATTATTGAAGTTAAACCTTTAGTAGAGTTATATGTTGCATAAGATGAATTTATTGACCTACATTCTAGTTTTAATTTTACACTAGATGTATTATCTGCTATACTTTGACTTTGTACTTCATATCCTAACCTAACTTGATACTCTTTTCGAGTCTGTCCATTTCTTACTTTACAATTGTTTACCGTTCCATATGTATATGCCATTGTTTTTTCCTCCTAGTTTTTAAAAGTATTGATCGTATATATCTCCATCAGAACCACCACTAGGAGCACCTGTGCCTACACTATAATTTTTCTTTGATATTGTTCCTACATCTGTTTTCTTTACATAGTATTGTAGTCTGTTATCAAACTCTGTAGGTAAGTCTGTTTTCTTTACAAATAAACTTCCATCTATTACATTATCTAATGCATTTTGTATATCTGCTAATACTAATTGTGCTTCATGTTCTATTTGGTCATAAACACTTTGAAAATCTATAAAAGTTCTTCTATCTGTAAATCCTGTTATACTTCCGTTTTCCACTTTAAATCTTGCAAACTCATATTGATATTTTTTTCCTTCACTTGTTATGTCTTGCTGTGATAAAGTTGGATAATTATTTGTTTCGTATATAGCTTTTATTTGTGCTTGGTTTAATTCGTTTACTGTATTAGTTAGTGATAAATCTATTTCACAAATCAAACTATAAAATCCGTTATTAGTGATATCTGTTAATGTTACGCCTGATATTATTTGCAAGAATCTTCCCTTTACTACAAAGTATCCATCTCCTATTGTTACTGATGTTTGTGTGTTTGATAATGCACACCCTCTTGCTACACCATTTCTTCCATTTAGGAATTTATCTATAAAAAGAGCAAACGCTTCTGATGTAAACGTTTGCAAATTGAATATATGTCCTTTTAACATCTCTTCCTCCTTATACCGCTTTGTATTGTACATAGATTGTTATTTTTCCACTTGTTATTTCTCCATCCGCTTCTAGTCTTATCGTAGAAGCTCCTTTTCTTAATTTGAAGAAATTCACAAAGTTTGGATTTAAAAAATTAAACAAATTAGTTTTTCCTGTTTTAGATACTTTTGTTATTTCTTGTTCAGTTTCTTTTGTGTTATATACAAAAGTTTCTCCTTCTAAAACAACTAGTCCATCTAGACTTAATTTGTTTACTTCTATGTCATCTTCTAAAATTGTTATAACTGGTCCGCTTACTTCTCCATTTAGTTCTAATTTAAATGGTGCAGCTGCGTGTCCTTTGTTTTCAAATATAATATTTCTATTATCGTATGCTGTGAAGATAGAATCCCAGTCAAAATTCCATCTTACCTCGTTATCGATAGAATCTATCGTATAAACTACTTCTTTTGCTTCGTACCATAATGATTTGCAATTGAATATTACTGGTACTCTTAATACACCATCTGTACCTATTTCGCTTTTTTCTACTGATGAAATATCTATGTCTTTAAAATATTCAATTTTTCCTTTATTCATAGGTATTTTGTATACGAATTTCAAACTAATTGCAGATTCTATAAAATCTACAAACTCTTTATATTTTTCATATCTTTTGAATATAAGTTCTCCTGATATCTGTCCTTGTGTTAGCTTTCTTATGTTTTGTATAAAGTTATCTCCTATTTGTGCGTATTCTATATCATAAGAATATCCAAGACCATTTGGAGAACTCAAAAAGCAACCACTTTCTATGTCCATCATAGAAAATCGTTGACCCATTTCGTTTTCTATATAAAATTCTCTAATCATTTTGTTCTCCTTTAATATCTACTACCTAGCCTTCTATTTACCGTATCTATGATAGTATTTATCTTTGTTGGTGTTAATTCATCTTGTGCATAAATGTTCAATGTTGGTGTTGTAAATATTGTCTTTGTCTGGTCAATTATTGATTGTTTTAGTTCTCCCATATTTGGATTTATATTTTCAAATCTAGCCTTCATTTTATTAGTTATTTCATCTATCTGTTTGTTTAGAGCTCTTTCTTCATCTTCTAGACCTAATTCAGCACCTTTCATCACATTTTGGAATATATCTCTTGTTTCTCTTGATGGTGAGTGAATATCAAATGATTTTTTTAATCTTGATATTATTCCATCTGCAATACTTGATGCTTTTGACCATAATGTTGGCTCTGAATTTTTCATTTCTTCTAACATTGGAGACATTGCATTCTTCATTGCTTCCTGTGTTTTTTTAGGCATTGCATCATATGATTCTAATATGTTATCTACTAACAATTGATTTTCTTCTGATATTTCTCCACCATACATTTCTGTTTGTGAAAGCATTGCCAACCATACACCTAATTGTTCCGCTTCGCTTTCTGACATATTTTTATACATCTGTTTCCATATTTTCTTTTGTTCTTGTTCATGCCTATAATTTTCCTGGTCAATAGACATATTTTTATTATGCGTAGTTAGAAACATATTGTTTTTTAAATCTTCTATTGTGTTATTATGTCTTTGTTCTTCTTGTTCCTGTTGCCAGTTATAATGTTTAATATGCTCATAAAAATCTCCATCTTGATCTGCTCGTTTAGAATAGTTTTCCGCATATATTGACATTATTTTCGCTACTTCTTCATTTGCTAAATCTATCTTTTTTTGTTTATTTTCTATGATCTTGTTATATTCTGTAGCATATGCTTCATTTTGCATTGTAGCCTTTGTTCCATATCTTTGATTTAGCAATGCTATTTCTTCTATTGTTCCTTCTTCAATTAATGCCTTTGTTTTTTCTGCTTGTTGTTCTGCAGTTGCTATCCATTCTTGTGATTGTATTTTGTATTCTTCCAGACTACCCTTGAATGCTTCTGCAGTAGTTGATGCCTGTTGAGTTATTGCACCTGCTATCTTTTGTTGTATTTCTATTTCTCTGTTCTTTAAATTTCTCAATTGTTCAAAGTATTTATCTAATTGTTGTATCTCTTTTTTAGTATAATCCCTTCGTTCATCAGATGCAGTTTTACAAATCCTTGTTATTCCTTTTTGTATTTCATCCATTTGTGTTTGCAAGTTTTGTTGCTCTTTTGTTGTTGCAAACATTGTTGTTTTAAAAGTATTCAAATATCCTTCTGCATTTTGTATGCCTGTATAAAAATTAGCAGCTGATTCTCCCATTGCAGAAAATTTAGAATTAAGTTCTCGTTCCATTTCTGCTATTGCTGCAACAATAATTCCTACAGCAGCAGTTATTCCTATTACCGCTAAACCTGTTGGACTAAATGTTGCTTGCAATACACCTGCTAGGTTATTTACCGAATCTTTTGATGATGTCATTTTTCCTGTGGCTACACCTATTGCTTGTGCCATTGTTCCCATTCCAGTTGATACACTACCTATTGTGCTTATCAATGTTGACCCTACTTTTAAAAGAGGCCCAGCAGCTGCAACCATTAGTCCTATCTTTATAATATTTTCTTGTTCGCTATCACTTAAATCTCCAAACTTATCTACTATCTTATTTGCTTCTTCTAATAACTTATTTGCAGTTGGTAGTAATTTTTCTCCCAAGCTACTTGTTAAATTTTTAGTTTTTGCAGTTAATTGTTGTATGCTAGAAGATGTGTTTTTATTTACTTCATTTCCATATTTCTTTGCAGTTTGTTCCAAGATACCCATTAATCTTATTTGTTGTTGCTCTTGGAATGTTAGTTGTTTCCAACTTCTGTTTTTAGCTATCTTTTTGAAAGCATCTGTTGTTTGTAATAAAGCAACATTAACATTTACACCTAAATCTTCTATTGCTTCTGTGTTTCCAAGTAATCCCGACCTAATTCTGTCCATAACATCAGACATATCTCTACCAGTTGCTGATGCTATTACTGATGATGCTTTTAATAATTTTTGTGTTTGCTCTGCATTTTCTTTCTGGTCATTTGTTATTGATTGAATTAGATTTCCGTAAATTTGTGAATACTTATATGCTTCACTAGCAGACATATTGTAATCAATAGCTTTGTTTTCTGCGAACTCTTTTATACTTTCTGCTGCTTTTCCGTATATTCTATCTACCTGTTGCATTGCAGTTTCTGTTTCAATTGCTGATTTAGTCATAGCAGTAAATCCTGCAATTACTGGAACTGTTACCCCTACTGTTAATTTATTTCCTATCGAATCTATCTTACCTGCTATTGAGTCCAGTTCTGTACCTAGGTTTGTTAAATAATTTCCTGCTTTATTCCACCCAGAATTTTCTGTTTTCAAACTAGCTAATTTATTTTGTGTATTTGCAATTTCTCTTTGTAAAGCTCTGTAGTTTTCTTCATTAATTTCTGTTCCTTCTGCCATTTTTCTATCGGCTTCTTCTTTTAGTTTCTTCAAACTATCAAGCTTTCTTTCTGTTTGTTCTATTGCTTCATTTAATAACTTTTGTTTTTGTTCTAATAATTCGGTATTCTTTGGATCTAATTTCAACAAAGAGTTAACCCCGCCTTAGCTCTTTGCTCAGACTAGATGTAGCAGAATTAACTTTGCTTAA